TTGAAAAGCCTGTTTAAGAGCTTTACGCCGCCATCAGATGACGCGATTCAAACAGCATGGAAAAGTGACGAAACCATATTCGTTTTCGATACAAATGTACTTCTGAATTTGTATGGATTTGAGCAGCAGACTAGAAAGGATTTTTTTGCTGCAGTTCAAAAAATTGAAGACAAGGTTTGGATACCGTTTCATGAGGGACTAGAATTTCATAATCAGCGATTGAATATTATTAGTCGCGAGAAGAAAATTTTTCAAGATCTCAAAAGCAAACCTGAACAACTCCTGAGCAACCTTAAGACAGAGTTATCTGGGCACCAGTTACAAAAAAAGTTCCCCAAAATACAAGAACTATCCCAGCAGCTTATTCTCTCGATAGAGTCCGCAATTAATGAATTTAAAAAAAAGGTCGACCCTTGGGACAAAAAACAGCCCGATGTTCGCTCCCACGATGAAGTATTACAAAAAATATATAGCATCACTGAAGGTCGAGTTGGCCCTCCCCCTAAAGATCAAAAATGGCTGGATGAACTCTATCTAGAAGGAAAAAATAGATATGAAAAACGAATACCACCTGGCTTCAAGGACACGGGAAAGGACAGTGCAACTGGTTCAAAGCCTATGTTTTACCACAACAACTTAACTTATGAGCGCAAATTTGGCGACCTGATAATCTGGAGACAAATTACTGAACACGCCAGTACCCCCCTAATAAAAAATGTTTTCTTCATAACCGATGACACGAAGGAAGACTGGTGGGAGATTATGAAATCCTCTGGATCAAAAATCATAGGCCCTCTAGAAGCACTTAGAAGTGAGATTTACAATGATTCTGCGGTAGAATTTTTTCACATGTATTCTACATCTGACTTTCTAAACAATGCGCAAAAAGCACTCAACGTAAAATTACATGACAGCTCTATAAAGGACGCCATCAAAAATCAGACCCAAAGATTAATGAACTATGATACTTTGGCAACCGATAGCACTTCGCTCATCATGGAAAAGTATAGAAATGCACTACTAGAAGCCGAAAAGTACAACCTTTCCAGACATTTATACCCCAACATGAATTACAATCTTGATGAGGAATATAAAAAACTCAGTATCTTTTCGGAGAACGAGAAGTTAGAAAAAGCAGCTCAAACACTCGCGATCTTTAAAAAAGACTTAGAAAATACAACTAATAATCACCTACAGGATACGAACGCAGACAGAATCGCAAATATTTTTTACCACTATCAAATGATGAATAGCCTCAAGGATATCAATCAAGCTCATATCCACAAGAGCACGATTGATGATGATGATCCCTCTTAACCACATAGACCTTCATCTCTGAGCTTTGCGTCTCTGACGTTAAATCCTTTCAAACAGCCATACTTGAAAGTGAAAGCCCGTGCAACCGAGCGATATAGCGTAAAGCCACGCAGTACAAGGCCTACAGGGAGTTCGGCCTTCCCCCGCTCATCACCAATACCCACCGCAAAAAGACCGAGCGCGTTTTTGAAAACACACTGAAAACTGGGTTTTAAAATGTTTCGCCCAATGAATCCGGGCACTTGGCCGCAACCGCTTCACTGACCGCGCCGTGTGCCGCTGTGCAAGCGCGCTGCATTTTTTGTCAAAACTTTGCATTCTGTGCAAATGGCGATCGGCTGCAGAGCCCCACGGACCGCCTGGGCTGCAGGATGGTTTGCACTACATTCGAATTTGCACAAAAAAAGGACACAAGGCCCGTCGGCGGGAGGGGGATAAGTGCTTTTTCTTTGGAATTTTTCTTTCCGCGACGATTTTTCAGGCCAACGCCGCCACTTGCCGGCCAATCGGGCAAGTATCTGCCGCACCAGGTGCAAATGACCCACCACACACCCCAGCAGAGCCCGCACGAGCGCACTTGAATGGCATTAAATAAATTTGCAGGCTGGGCGCTCACATACTCCCAACATCTATTCAAGAAGCGTATAATTAGAGGGTGACGATACTGAATACAAACAACCCAAATAGAAGCCCCGCCTCGCTGCGGAGTTTTGTCTTTTTGGCTGACATGAAAAAGCCCGCCATGCGGCGGGCTGATTGGGCTTAGCTTACGGTCAACGCTTTAATCCGAAACTTCCAACTGCCGTATTCACGGCTGATACTAGAGCGGTTACTGCTGCCTGGCCAAACACAGGAATGCCAAAAGCTCCTGGGTGAGTGTCATCCGTTGCCCATTTCGCAGCAGTACGCTTGATCACAATGACCGCGCCTGCAGCAGGAGCGTTTGACTCAAACACCACTCGATAGTTATCCCCAACAACTCCTACATTACCTTTGGACATTTGAGTCACACTGCTTGGCCAGCCAGACTTGTAGCCGCCTGCGATGTGGCACCCGCGATTGATTCGCTCAACACCATCAACTTTCACAGACCAGCCCCGATAAAGGTTGGCATTGCTATCAGTTAACGGGTTTGGCTTGCCGCCACTCAAATACAACGTGTATGCGCTAGCCCCTGTACTCACAGTGCCCTGGTTGGAATCGATATACAGCTGGGCCGTTGCAGGCTGGGTGTACTGCCAAGCAAGAGTGCGAGCATAGAAGTCTTCAAACAACACGGCCTTGCGCCGCGCAATATCAGCCGCCAACTCGCGATAGCCTTCCAAACGACGGTTGTAGAAGTTGGGAATACCGCCTGTACCGATGGCGATAGCGCACTCTGGCAGTGCTGCGCGAACTCCGTCGATAACCGCCTCCACGCTGGAAACCCAAGCCGGAGCGCCCTTAACCATGGCGGTGCTGCCAACCAGGTCATTCAGGCTGCTGATATGGATCAGTTCACGCGGGTTCAGCGGTCTGGCCCAGGTCAAACGCCGATTGGTCGAATCCCACCCCTTAACCACGCGGCAGGATAAACGCCGGTTGTCACCCTTGAAATCGCCCAAAATCACAACATCACCCGGAACCACAGAGAACGCGGCACCAACGCCATCGAATGTCACTGAGTTTTCAGTGATCGCCGTAATCAACACACGGTTGTCGTCGACGTTGTAATTGTTGGGCCCCACGTACGTGACAGCATGGAACCAGTTTGAGGTCTCTTCGCCGCGCACCTGAGCATCAGTCAGGCCGGTTCGGCTGCGCCACGCCCGATCCACATGAGTCTGCCAGTCGTCGTTGGTGCAGCTCTCAAACAACAAGACATCCGGCTGAAAGCGCTGAACGGATGCAATGTTGTTGAGCCCGCTGTCACTGAGCAGCAAAGCAGCCGTCCAGCCACCAATGCCGGCGTTCTGCAGATGGTGCATGCGGTTGGTCGCCGCATTCAAATAGAGCTGCGGGGTGCCAGTTGCGCGAGGATCTAGGTCGACGATTTTTACCCGAAAGGCGCGCTTAGCTGTCGTGTTGAAACTCCAGCTGACCACGGATCGCGGGTCGGTTTCGCGAAAGCCAAGGCCTGACGAAAGATTAGCCGGGTTGGCCGGATCAAACGCTACATTACCGTCGCCATAGGGCGACTCGTTGGCACTGGTCAGCGCTTGCGCGGTCTGCCCGACAGTTCCGCGCACATAAGTGATCGACTCTCCCGCCGAAAAGGTGGCGGCAATTGCCGCTCCGCTGGCAGGCGCCACAGCAAACCACAAGAAATGACGCACCTGCGCAACACCACTTACCGTCACCAGCTTGCGAATCACCAGGGCATCAACACCGGCGGGGAAGCCAGCGCCGTAGCCGCCTGTATTCATTTGCACGTTTTTTGCTGCCCCGTCCACCGTGACGCTGTGCCCATAAGTAAAGGCTTGGTCAAGATCAAACTGGCGTGTTGCCCCGTCGCCGGCAAAGCTCGCACGCTGACCAGTCGCAAACGGTTCATCGTTCCAGGTGGTAAAGGTATCCAGCAGCGCGCCGTCCGCGTAAACCTCAACCCTGGACGCCCCAGTATTGCCGCGCTCTCGGGCAATACACAGAGACAGCTCATCACCGTACAGGTCAAAGCGGGCCTCGGTGTTTACGCCCTGCAGGCGCAGCGCTGCCCCTTTGTAAAAAAGCTTGTTGCTCACCGTTGCGGACGTGCCAGTCAAAGCGAAGTCCGTACCATGTAAGGTGGTGGCCAGCTCGTTACGCAGGTAGCGCTCTACATCACCGACATATGAATCTTCGCCAAGCCAGCCGTTGCCCCACGTGATCGAGCTGCCGGCAACAGAAACACGAATTGCACGCGCCAAAGCTGCTACAGACGCAGGCGGCACAACTGGGGGCAAACTAGGAATTTCAGCGCGCAAACGATCCAACTCAAAAATTTGCGATGAAAGTTTGAACAGATCGCCAGTTGTATTAAGAATTATCCCGGTGGTTGTGATCCGCCGGTAATCAATTAGCAAATCGAAACTTATATCGTTGTCGGCGCTGACAGCTTTAACCCAAACAGGGCCGGACGTCTTACCTGGTATTTCACCATTAAAAGACCAACTGCGAGGCGGCGCACTGTTGTCTTGAATAATTAGGCGGTCTTTAGCTGCTGAATCATCTTTGCACAGCACTGAAACCTTATATTGTTTTGTTCTGTCGCTGTTTCTTGCTTGAACTGCGAGGATAGCGGCAAGTACCTGGGCTTGACTGGTGTTAGTTGTGACTGCGGCGGATAAATCGCGCCACGGGTTAGGAAAGCGTGCCCTCACATCGCTTACCCCCTCATTGGCAGTGGCGGCAGCAGTAACGGCAGTTTCTACACCATGAGTAACGACTTCAAGGCTGGCATCAAATTCTGCCAAATCGAAAATCCGTGGTGAAAGCTTAAGAGCCATTGAGACTGCACTATTGAAAACCACACCGTCGGTGGTGATCTTTCGATAATCAATCGTGGCAATAAACGAGACACCACCTGTACCGATGAGTGTCACGCTGACAGGTCCGTCATCCTTTCCCGCCGCAGTTCCAGTAAAAGACCAGTTGTTGCCAAGGTCATCCGCAATCTGCAGACGATCCGCATACATGGCGTCGTTTTTGGCAACAATAATGATTCGATAAGTTCTGGCCTTACTGCCCCCTTTAATCCGCAGTGCACTGATTGCATCGATAATCGGAATGACAGCACTTGACGACTCAGCGTCTCCAGCCAGCCACTGCGCACGCGCGCTCGCCACGCTCTCGGCACTCGGATAGCTTTTTTTTTCAACCGCTACACCTGAGTTGTTCTGATAAAGAATGAGATATTCGCGACTGCTTTCAGACGGGACGCTGAAATATTTTCCAGTCAGGGTTTTTTTCAAGCCTTCATCAGTATTAGGGAAAATATCTACCCACTGCTGCGCTACATCCCTTGCCTGCTCAGCACGACTGGCCGCTGCTTGGGCCGTCATCACCGTTTCTGCAACGTCGTTAAACTGCATGGGGAGACGGTAATCACGACCACCACTGACCACGCGCACATCATAGAGCCCATTGGCCGCTGCGAACTGGGCCAGTCCGTTAGTGTCCGTGGTGAACGGGTTGGCCAAGGGCGAGCCATTGGCTTTGTACAGCGAGCCCACCAGACTTTCGGTACCGCGCTGGTACAGGTAGCAGGTCGCACCGGCCAATTTATTGCCCTGGTCGTCCTGGGCAAAGAAGTTTTTTAATTCCACTTCGAATTCCTTTGTTTAAGCGGTGATGGGTTTCAACTGCGCGGCCAGCTCCAATGCCTGGGCGGCCTTCGCAGTGAATCCAGTGGCATCAGTTGGGCTCGGCGCGGGGCCAGGCACGTGGGTGTGGCTGGCCAGCTGCGTGTTCATCGCCTGCACCAGGTCGAGCAGATCACACAGGATCTGCAGCACGTTCACGCCTTCGGAGCCCAGCCAGGTCGTGGTGGCCAGGCTGCGGCGCATGCCTTGGATTTGCTCCAGCACGTTGCCGCCCACGGTCAGGTTGAGTTTTTGCGCTACAACCTGGTTAAGGTCGCGGCCACTGGCCAGGTGCAGGTCATCCAGTGCGGCCAGGCTCGCGGATCCGCCTGACAGCAGCTTGAGTGCGCCGACCGCCTCGATCGTCTTGACCCCGCCGACTGACTCCGTTGAATGGTCTTCAACCTCTACCGTGCTGCTTTGGTGGCGTTCAGCGTTGGTCAGGCTCTCAACGTCGCGTTCGATCGACTTGTCACGGATCCGGCCCTCGGTCTGGCGCAGCCAGTTGCCATCGGCGTCAACGCGCTGCTGTGCGCCTTCGCTGTGCTGCCACACCTGGTCACCCTTGGGCACCTTCGGCAGGCTCAAGCCGTGCGGCAAGATCGTTTGAACGTAGGGCTTGTTGGGCAGGCCGTAGGCAAAGCACACCACAACGCGGGTGCCTTCTTCGGGAAAGCCCAAGAAGCCCATTTCATCGCCGCCCACGGACAATGGCAGCGGCACACCGGCCAGCACGGGCAGCGCGGTATCCGGTTCATCGTTCTCGTCCAGCAGCTGCAGATCCACCGCAAAGCGCGGACGGAAGTCGTCGCAGATGCCGGCATTGGCCGGAGCGTCAGCGATACCGACAACCCGGGCAAAGCGCGGCAGGTGATAACCGCCGGTGAGTTCGGGAAATTGCCGCTCTACACTGCGGCGGATTGCGTCTTCCATCGGATCGCCATTTGGTTGCCAGTGAGCGTCACGTGAGTGATGCGCTCGCCTTGGTTGATGGATGCACCTGGTCGCAACCCGGGAAGGGCCGCGATCATCGCGCTTTGGTTGTTTTGGTAGTCGTTGAACAGCTCCACGGGCAGCTGTAGCGGCGATCGGGCGCCAAAGAAGCTGTCGGCCCAACTGCCCACAAACACTTCGCCATCGCCCTGCTGCTGCCACATAAAGTCCGTGATGCCGAAAACCCGGGGCAAACTGTCCATGGCCTGGTAACCGGCGGCCAGGTTGTAGAAGAACGGGGCTTTAACCTTGGCGTATGCCTTGTCCGGAACGCGAAAGCTCAGACCGGTTTTCTCGTTGATCTCGGTCAGCACAGTGGTCAGGTCGGCGTGTCGCAGGTTCAGCGGCAGAGGGTTGGCCAGGATCGCGGCCAGCTCGCGGCAGAACAGCACCTGCTCGATCGCGTTGGACGACGTGCAGCGCTCGACGTAGCCGATGAAGTGGCGCTGCAGCGGGTTGTCGTTGTAGCCGATGTCCAGCGTCACCAGCCCTTTCACCGGCGCCGTCGCCTGAATGGTCACAGTGGCACGCCCCGGTGTTCGCAGTTCAAGGCGTACGTCATCGCTGACCAGGGGATAGACCACACCGCCGATGGTCAGCACCTTGTGCAGTTTCATGCTCACAAGACACCGCCCAAGTAGTTATCCAGCTTTTTCAGGGTGGCTTCAAAGCCGGTCAACTCCTGACTGGACTCGCCATTTGTGCCGCCTGCCCCTGTGTTTGGACCTGTCACAGACTGACCCTGGGCGCCTTGTTGCGTGACGCCGTTGCCGGCGCGGCGCGTCTCGACCCGCTCGGGGTTTGAGAGCTTTTCCGACAGGGTGAACTGCACCTGCCACGACCGCAGGTTGTCGTCTTCACGGGCGCTGACGCCGTCAGAAAACTCCACCTGACGCACACCAAACGCTGATGCGGTGTCGTTAACCACTCGATAGGTTTTGCGCTGGCCACCGCTACCCGTCGCTTCGGCCAGGCGCATGATGTTGCGCAAATACGCGCTGTCGACGAACGGGATCTGCAGCGTGACTGTCAGCGTCTTGGGCTTGAACCCCTTGTGAGCCGAGTCCGTGTTGCTGGTCTGGCCCGACAGGTCATCACTTTCGATCTGCAGGTTGGCGGTGACCTTGATGTTTTTGCCGCGTACGCGTTCGCCATCGAGCAGTAAGGTCATAGGCCCACCAGTTCCTGAACAAAGCTCAGCCCTTTGAGGGAACCGACTAGCATCAGGCCAGCGGCCAGGCCCCATTCGTGACCAGGTGCATCGCCCTGCAGCAGTTGCCGGCGCAACTCGGCCGCATTGCCCGGCCCGATCAACCGCGCGCGCATGCTGTCATCAGCGGCGGCGCCGTCGAACATTGATTTGAGGTCAGCCAGCTTCTGAGCCTGCGCCTGTGCCTGACTGGACTTGCGCTTGGCCAACTTGGCCAGGTCGGCCATGGGCGAGCTGTCGGCGTAGCTCTCCAGTGCAGACAGTTGGCTGTTCAGCGCCTGGGTGGCCGCTTTGGTCACGGTGCAGCGCTCCAGCGGCAAAGCCCCCCAGCGCGGCAAGGTGCCAGCGTTGGGCAACTCCCACTTTTCGGCGTCCAGGGCGAACAGGTTTTTGGCCCGACGTTCAGCGCGCTGCAGGTCCGGCATGGGCAGCACAGCATTGAAGCGGGACAAGGTCGCGGCAAATTTGTCGTAACGCGTGCCCAGGAACATCACCACCAAGGCGTATTGCGAGCCCGCCGGGCGGCTGTCGTCACCGGTGTCTTCAAGCTTTTCGCCCAGTTGCTGCAGCAAGTTGGGGGCAGACAGATAACGTTGGTAGCCGCGGCCCTGCCCCACACCACTTTGAAACGGCGTCACCACCAGACAGGCCGGTACTTCGCCCAGGGCATCGGCTAGACCGGCACGGCCAGCGGCGACGGCGGCTTCTGCAGCGGTGCCGACCGGGCCCGGTGACGTGGTGGCCAAGTCCGCCAGACCTTCAAGACGTTGCCCGGCGCTGGCCAGCTCGATGGTGGCCAAGTCCTTGGCGTTATCGAGATCGCTCAGCCACTGGGTGGACTGCTCAGGCCAGCGCAGGGTAATGGGGGCCCAATTCATAGCGCTGCAGACTCCCACGCCACGGCGTTGATGGCGTCCAGATCCTTACCCGCTCGCGCTGCTGCCAAGATTTGCTTAAGGTCGTTGGCCCTAACCAATCGCTGCAGCTTGAACTCGGTAAATTCGTTGCTCACCTGCAGCAGTTGCTCGTGGGTGTGATCGCGAAAGTCCTGTACCCCGGCTTGATCGCGGCAGGCATAACCACCGCCCAAGCCGCGCAAAATCAAGCCGGTCAGGTTCAATTGGTCTTCAACCTGGGCGTCATAGAAAAAACGCTCGCCCAACGCTGCTGACCAGAATCCGCCAGTGATCTCCTGCAGGCACGCCTTGTTCACCGCTGCCAGTTGAGCGCTATAGCGCAGCTCCAGCACCGTCGGCATGTCATCGATCCAGTGGCCATTACTCCAGACCTGACCAGGACCCGGCACTTCAAGGGTGTACCCTTCAGGCAGCGCACCGGCTCGATCAATAACTACAGGGGCGCGGGTGGTTGTGCTGTAGACGGTTAGCCCCTGATAAGAGTCGACCAGTTGCCATTTACGGCCATCCCACAACGCAGCCTTTTTTTCCGGTACCGCCGGCGGCGCCACTTCAACGCACCCGCCCGGAATCAGCCAAACGCCCGGCTCTAACGGCGATTCATCCGCCACAGTGGTGCCGGTGTAGATGCCCAGGTGATCGGTTTGATAGACGATTTTCGTGCTCATGAGGGGCCTCAGTACTTAATGCAGGCAAGGAAGGCGATGTTTTGCGGGCGCGTTTCAAGCCCACCCACATAGGTCGCTGTGAACGGGTGGTCGTGGTTGGGTACCGGATCGACCACAACGGTGTGGGTGTGCTCGCCGTCCTCACTGGTCGACTTGTCATGAACCCCTGCATCGGCGTAATTGACGATGTTGCGCGGCTCACTGTCGGCGCCTTCTTGGTCAACCCCATCAGGGGTAAACACGCCCGATCGGACTTTATGAGCATGTTTGCCAGAGGCGCCTGTTCGCGCCGTGGGCGTATGCGCCCCGCCCGGGTTGGTCGTGCCTGTGATGGTGTGGCTACGAATGGTGTCGCCCTGGTCGCTGCCCAACGCCCGACCGGGATCCACGCCCCGGCCGTCATCCCAGATACGAATAAACTTTCCGCGTGGGTCAGGCAGATTGAAGGTATTGACGCCGTCACCTGCCCCGTAGGTGGTGCCGATCTTGGCAAACAGCGCGGCATAGACCGTGCGCGAAACCGCTGCACCGTTGGCCCGAAACCAACCCGGTGGCGGCGTTGCCATGGCAAATGTACCGATACGGCCAACTTCTGCATCAGCAATGGCTTGACGCAAAGCGTTGAGCGCCTTGGTGGTCGCCAGAATCTCGCTGCTGTTCGTACCCGGATCGTCGCTTTTGGCGTTGGGTAGGTTCCCCAGATCTACGTCATCCTTGGTCGTAGCCCGGGCGCGCAGATGCTCGTAGTCTCCGTTGCGCAAGGCGAACTGTTTGACCAAGGCGCCGGTGATCGGCTCGCTGGCCCGCAGATCGGTAATGTCGCCGGCCACGTCCACGCTGGCCAGCTGCACCACATAATGGGCGGTGCCGTTGCTGTCGACGTAGTCGGCCTGGGCATCGCCAAAGACCACTTTCCACGTGGCCACGTTGTCGCTACCCTCTCGGGCCAGTGCCACGTCCAACCAGGCTTTAACGGGAAGTTCAGGCAATTGAGCCTGCACAGGCTCTGTCAGATCGACCCGTACACCCTCAACGTAGGCGATGCCCGCTTTGACCTGGTACAGCCCAAAGCTGCGCTCCATTTGCAGGCTGTCAGCCAAAAAGCACGCACGGCCAAACACGTCACGGTTGCTCAGGCGCTCGCGCCGATCGATGCCATTCAGGCGCACCGTGAAGTCGTGCTGCCAGGTACTGGCGTCAACGGTGACGCCGGTCAGAGCCTGGGCGCCGTTGAACTCCACCAAAAAGTTGCGGGTGATGTTGTTACCGACCTGCAACGGCGGGATGTTCTTGCGCTTTTGCTGCACCGGCACGGTGGCCACAGCCAGCAGCACGCCCTCGGCGGCTTCAAGACCGATCCAGTTAAAATCCCAATCGCCGACGTCTGAGCCCACCATCAGGCTGTAAATCACCTGGTTGGGGCTCACATAGCCTTTGCGGTCGTAGCCCTTGGTGTAGACGATTTGATCTGCAGGCGGCTTGCCGGCAGCACGATCAACAGGGGCATTAGGGTCAAGCCCTGGCACCAGGGCCAAGACGAAACGCGCAATGTCGAGCTTTTCACCGGCGCCCTGTTTTTGGGCAATCAGACTTTCGCCGGCAAAGGTAATGCTAGCTCCCATGGGGGCTCCTAAAAGGTGTCATTCAAGAAGGTGAGCACGGCCAGTTCGTTGATCACCACAAGGCGGCTTGCGCTGTCATCCAGGGTGGCGATCAGGGTCTGCTGGTCATCGTTGAAGTCGGCCACGGCGATGTTGAGTTTCACCGGCGTGATCGTGACGAAGTCGTACCGCCGGCACGTGCGGCCGTATTGCTGCATCAGCACACGCAGCAACACCGGGTTTTCGCTCAGTTGCGTGTCGGACAGGTGCAGCAGCACCACGTCCCAGTCCAGGTCTGGCATGCGCTCCTGGATCTCGACATACCCAACGCCCAGACGCTCAAAGATGCGCACCATGCCGGCGGTACTGCCCGCGTCCACGGCGTTGATAAACGCGTACTTGACCCGCAGGCGGTAGAGTTTTTCGGGCTCGCCATGAAACCGCTGAATGTCACGCTGCCAAGCCAGCAGATCGAGCACGCTCAGGTGACAGGTTTCGGCATCCAACTGCAGCAGTGGCCAGTTGAGCCAGTTTTCGACCTTGCCCCACCACGACTGTGCAGCGGCTTGGAGCTTGGCCAACTCAGGGCCATCGAGCCAAAACGGCAAACTCAGCTTAAGCATTGAGCACCACCTCAAGCCCAGCCAGGCGCGGGATGGTCAGTTCTGACAGGATGTCGGCGTTGTCAAAATGCAGTGACTCGATACCGGCGAATTGTTGGTGCAGTTCCTCGCCCAGACGGCTAAACGAAAACCGTGACTGCGGGTGCGTCAGTGTGGGTTGATAGTCACTGGCCGTGCTCTCGCGAAAGGCGGCACGGATGAACAGCTCGATGTCCGACTTCAACGCTGGCCAGCGCTCAGTGCCCACTTCGGCCTTGGGCCAGACGCTCAGCTTCACGTTGTGCTGCGTGGCAGGCATCTCCAACACCAACAGGTCATCACCATGGCCATGGTTGCCTTGGTCACGAATGTAGTTGTTGATCTCAGCCAAAAAGGTGTCTGCCGGCGAGTCAGCTTCAAACAGCACCAGTGCGTTGGCACTGCCTGGGCCCCGGGGCGCGTTGTGCTCAAAGTACACACCATCCGGTTGCACGCCGGTGAACCCTGAAATCATGGCGCGGTATACCGCATCGGTGTGCCACTGGTTGACCGCCGAGAACTGGTTGCGCACCCGCAAGCGCAGCTCGTCGTCGGGCTCGGTGTCTGCACCAGGTTGCGTCAGCCAGCCGTCAGCGTTGACCACTTGAACCACGCCTGCCACCGGCTCCGGCAGAATCGAAAAGTAACCAGGTGCAAGATTGAACCCGCTGCCCGCCTGCTTGGCCCGTGCCAGCACGCGGATCTGTGACTCGCCATCCTCAAAGCTGGCCGCTGCCACGGTGACCAGCTCGTACACGTTGCCGTTGATCGCAATCGACTGCACGCGGGTACCGGCTGGCACTTCCAACAGGCCCGCCAAGGCACTGCGAGTGAACAGCAGCATGCCTTCGGCCTTGGTGGCAGGTTTGCGGGTGACGTTGACCGCCCAGGCCAGCATGTCCAGCCAGGCACCGATGGCCGTCTTCACAAAGAAGTTGGGCAGCACCGTGCCGGCAAGAAAGTCGATCAGCCACATCACAGGCTTGGTCACCAGTGCGGTGATGACTCGCCAGAACGGCGACCAGGCACTGGTGTTGCTCAACTTACTGCCCTGGGCGACGACTTCTGATTCCCAGGCGGCTCGCAGCTTGGCCTCGGTGGTCGGAATGCCGGCGTCACTCAGCGCCTTTTTAAAGTCTACGTCGCTCACAACACTACCTCGACAGATCCAAAATCAACGGTTTTTGCGCCTACCAAGTACTTGCCCTTTCCTTCTTCGGTGATGTGCACGGATCCCGGTACCAGGCGCACGTCCGTCTCCACCAGCAGTTCCAGTTGCTGAATGCAGTCGGCACGACGAAAGCGATCACGCTCGGCCACCAAGGTCACCAACAGCCCGCTCTCACGGATCATGTGGCCGATGTCCTGGGCAATGCTGATACGGTCATCCACCAGCAAGGGCTGGTTTGAAGGGTCCAGGGTCAGATCGTTGTGGGTGATCAGCAGATCGATATAGAGGCTCATCCGCCCACCGCCATGGCGACCATGTTTTCCATCTCCAGCGGGGTCATAGGCTTGGCGGTGTGGATTTCGACTTTCTCCACATGCGTGCCCTTGGTCTGGTTGCTGGTGTTCTGAATGCTGGTCAACAGCCCGCCACGGGGCACAGCCGAAGGTCGCGACGGCGAAAGACTTGGGATAGCCGCATTGATGGTCTGCTGGGCTTTGTCCGCTGAACTGGCCGTGTCTGCGGCCTTTATCGCCGCTTCGGCGCCCGGTACCGGCGGCAGATCGCCAAAGCGGGTTTCGATGTTCACACCCGGGATCTTGTTCATCATGTCGATCAGGCCGTTGATGGCCTGCTTGAACACGTTGGCGATGCTGTCCCAAGCGGCTTTCGCCATGCCCGACCAGCCGCCCATGGAGTTGAACCAGTCCGACATCGCGCCGAGCTGCTCGCTGACCCACTTGAACGCCGCGCTGTTGAGTAGCGCAGACGTCCATTCATCCCAGAAATAGATCGCGGCGCCGACGACCGCAACCAAGGCGACAATGCCAGCGATGATCAGCCCTACCGGGTTGGCATACATGGCGGCGTTGACCAGCCAGATCGCACCCTGCCAAGCCAGCATCGCGACCTTAACCAGGCCCATCCAGCTGTACATGAGGACAAGCCCAGCCACAAACGCCACAGCCATGGCGGTGTGGAACAGGAACATGGCAATGCTGCGGTAACCCGTCCAGGTGAGAACTTTCCAGACCACCACCATGCCCAGCCACACCATTTTGCTCATGCCCACCACCAAGGTGAGCGCCGACATGGCGGCAGTGATCGTGAGGATGGTCAGCGAGGCAATGCTGATAACGCGGGTGATGTTGGGGAACAGTTGCGACCAACGCGTCAGTGTTTGCGCCACGCTTGTCAGCTTGGCCATCAGCGGCCCCAGAATCGGAATCAGGGCCTGACCAAACGCGATACGCAGCGCTTCCACTGCAGCAGCGAACTGCTGCCATGGATCAACCATGGCCTCAGCCATCTTTTGGGCGCTTTCAAGCCCACGGACATTGCCCAGTTGATTAAGACCGTTACGCAGCCGGTCAGTGTCCTTGGCCAGCGCACCAATCACCCGCGCACCTTCGCCGCCAAAAGCATCCGTTAGCGCCGTACCACTGGCCGCACTGGTCAGGTCACCAAACTTGCCCTGCAGCTTGTCCATGATGTCGAGCATCGGCAGCAACTTGCCGTTCTGGTCGGTGAACTTCATCCCAAGCTTCTGCGAAGCGGCGCCGATGTTCTCGAAAAACGATTTGTACATACCGCCGGCGTCGCCACCTTCCATGGTGCTGCTCAGCGAACCAATCACCGCGAACTGCTCGGCTAGGTCGACACCTGCAGTGGTCGCGATCGCGCCGAACTCCTTGAACGCATCCTTAAGCTGGGCGCCGTCTGTGCGGAACAGCTGCACCGCCAAGGCCGTTTGCCCGCCCATCTTCTCGACCCACTGGCTTTTGCCCATCGCATCAGCCTGGTTCTTGAACAGGTTGTACATGGTGCCCACGTAGTCGCCCATGGTGCCGGCATCGGTTTTGGTGGCCTTGGCCAACAGGTTGCTGGTGTTGGTGAAGGTGGCCAACTGGCTACCGCTCAATCCTTTGATTGCGCCCTCGATGCTGTACGCCGAGGCGACAAAGTCCCGGGCGTTTTCGCCGTAGGCCACCGAAAACTCCAGCGACTTGCGGTTGAGCGCGTCCAGCGCGTCTTCGGCCACGCCCAGGGAACGAACCTCGCCCAGGGCGCGATTCATCTCCAGTGCAGGCTCCAGTGACGCCTTGATCGCCGCCCCCGCTCCCACCAGACCGCCAAGCCCAAGGCCCATGGTCTTGATGTTGTTTTGGCCTTGCTCAGCCAAGTCCGAAAAGCTGGTTTTAACCTTGCTCAACGGCGCGGTGACCTTGTCGGTCAGGCTGAGAATGAAAGCCAGACGGGCGCTGCGATCTGCCATGTGTGTTTATCCGTTCAGTGCTATGGCAATGCCATTGGCCACGGCGATTTCCGTTCGTCGCCAGTACTCGTCTTCTAGCCACTTGGCCGTGCCCATGTTCTCGATCGAGGGCTCGGCGCCGGGCATCCAGCGGTTGGTCAGGGCCATTAACTGGCCCAGCCCGTCTTCGCTTAGGCGCTCAGCGTGGTCGAGTGCTTTTTTACGATGATTTCAACGTCCGGGGCGTACTCTTCCAGGAGCGCACCGGCCAGTTGCATGATCAGTACAGGGTTGGCTAGGAGTTCTTTCAGCGTGGCGCGTTCTTCTTGCTTAACGGTGTTCATCAGCAGGTTGTTGGCCGGGGCCACCTTGCTGGTCTGAGTGAGGCTGTTGAAGTACTTGGTCGCGTCCTGCGGGGTCACGGTGAACGTGAATTCCTTGTCGCCTACTTCCAGGGTGATTTCGCGGCGTTCAGTCATGGGGGTTACTCCAGTAAAGGGTCAGTGATCAAAAAGGGAATGCGGTTAGCGCAGGCAGATCCGGCGCATGTGGTCTTGCAAGCCCAGGATCATTTCGCGGCTGACGGCGAGTTGATCTCTGAGGGTGAAATAATCCGATCGAGCGTCTGCTGAGAGTTCGGCGGCGGCTCCATCAGCCACGCCGCCGGTGCCGGTTTTGGCGGGCACAGTGACTGGGCAGGCTGCTTTGATGAACAGCCGCTGAGTGCCAGCGTCAACAGCGCGCTGCAGGTCAGCGATTTCAGAACGTGCATGGTTCAACTCCTGGGTGCGGGTGCGATCTATCTCGTCGCGATCGGCGAGCATTTCGCCGCTGATACGGGCGGCTTCGCGCAGTCCGGCCACCTCCTGTTGAGCGGTGTCGCGTTCAATGCGTGCGCTGTCGCGCTCATCGATGAGGCCGTTAGCAACAAACCAAATAACCAGACACGACAAGGCAGCAGTGAGCCAATTCATAGGCCGACCTCGCACAGCTCACGTTCGGCGGCGCGGCGATTGACCAGTCCGGCCAATTGCTTGCCCCCGGCATAGGTCCAGCGCGACAACTGGGCGCAGGCACCACGTGCATCACCCGCGTTCAGCAGGCGCAACAACGTTGAGCTGGCAAACTGGCCCTCCCCCACGTTGTAAACAAACGACCCAAGGGCAGCGCGGCGTGTTTCAGGCAGCGGCACGCGTACCTGGCGATCAACAGCCGTCAACGCGATGCGCAATTCACGCTGCAGCAGCTCGTCGCACTGCTCGTGTGTCGCCCGATCGCCCAGCTTCACGCCCTGGGTGACGCCTTCGCAGATAGTCGCAATGCCCACCGGATCGAGGTAGGCCACCAACGAGCGCCCCTCAAACCAGGCAACCACTGCACCAGTCATGCCCAGCACGCCGGTCAGCGCGCCGATCGCGATTTTGTTACGCAGGCTCATCACTTATTCCTCCAATCGCGCAGCATCTGGCGGTACTTGGGCACCAACAGCACGATCTGCAGCACCATGTAGAGCGCCGTTAGCATGTAGGCGACTGACGTCCAGTCGACCGTCCCAGTTGCGCCGGTCGCCGCCACACCAATGGCTGGCGCTGCCTTCGCGATAGCGATAGCCGTGTCCTGAGCGGCCTGATTTGTGCTCATCGGGTAGTCCTTTTCTCGAAAATGGTCTGGCATCCCACACAACGCTCAATCCCGCCAAACGCTTGCCGCGCCTTGGGGATATCGCCGCCGCAGTCCAGGCATTCGCTAAGGCTCGGCCCGGCCGATCGCGACTTGGCCAACTGGTGGGCAATCGCCCGGTCACGGTCACGTTGTTCCAGCGCTTGGGCGCGATCGAACGGGCAGACCATCAGCTCAAGCCCTCGATCTCGGTAGCGTCCAGGTACGGCACGCCGTTGATGCGGATAAAGTCCGGGCTGGTGACGTCAAACGGCACCTTGTGCTTGGAAGTTTCACCGCCCTTGGGGTCAATGCTGAGCAGGTTGGAGATCCGCAACTTGCAGCCAAAGGCCTCAATGCGCAGTTCTTCTTCGCCTGCCTTGGCAAAGAAAACGCTGTCAAATGGCTCAAGCTTGCGAAAGCTGCCGGCAGTGCGCGCCGCTTCGATCAACAGGTTGAAATTGTTGGTGTCGAATTCCATTTCACCGCTGGCCGAAACTTCACCGTCCACGTGCCCATCGGGAACGCCACGGCTCTTGGCCACGGCTGTGTTGTCGGTGATATCGAGGGTGCAGTTTTGAACGTGGACCAGCAGATCGCCCAGGTTCACGTCAAAGTTCTTGCCGCCAATACGTGACATAAGGGTGACTCCTAGTCGTCGGTGGAAAGATCGAGGGCGATGTTGGCCGTCAGGTCTTTCGGGCAGTTGAGTGGCCGGATCTTGATGTAGATCTCAACCTTGGTTTTGTTGAGCCACACCAGCACGATGTCGCCGTCTTTGGGCGATTCGATCTCGCCCGGGAACACCTGGCCGGCGAACGTCACGGACTTGGCCATCAGGCGCAGTGGTTTCATGAAGGCGCTGACAGCAGCGGCCATGCTGTTGGGCGTGTTGTTCAGGCGACGGTCACCCACACGGCGGATCAGCAGTGGGCGTACCTGACGCGCAGCCTTGTCAGCCAAGCGCAGGTACTCAACCACTAGGAAGTCGCTCGCCGGTGCATCGAGCATGTTGCCGTCGCCCCAGTACACGCCCGGGTAATCCGGATAGGTCTGCGAAACCGAGAAACGGGCCTTGTCCAGCTCGGCACGGATCGCAGATGGAAGCGGCACGCTGTCTTTGTCCACAGCAACAGCGCCCAAGCCCAGCAGCGCGCCGGATGCGACACGCATCGGGCTGTCAGCAACGCTTACTGCAGCATTGGCCAGTCGACCGGCCAGCACGCCCAGGTCATTGCCGTGCAACTGAGGTACGACCAGGACACGCGGCGCGACAAGGCCCGTGGTGATGGCACGCTGCTCAGTGAGGTACTGATTCCACGTCTGCAGCGCGGTGATGCCAACACTGGCCGCCATCACGAACACCCGGCGGCCATACGTGTTGTTGAGCGCAATGGCCGCGTCATGCATAGTCGACAGTTCGGCGGCGGCTTTGACCGGCTTGGTGATCACCACAGCCTCAACTGAATGGCCTTGTTGCATAGCCTTTTCCAGCGCTTTGGCCCAGTCACCGTCTGCAGCGATCGGCGCCGCCAGGCAGGCCCAGCGATCACCGCCGTTCAGCTTGGCGGCGGTGATCTGGGTTTTCAGGTCATTGGCCGGAATGCCCAGGGCGTTTTCCAGATCGCTGTCGGTGTTCAACGGGATCAGCTCGTTGACGTTCTTCGCGCCGGGGCCGATAAACAGGAAATAGCGTTCGATCTCAGTCACGGCACCCTGGCCAAGATTGAGATTGTTAACGGTGACTTGGCCGAGTGCCATACAGTGCCTCGTTAGCGGGGTGAGTTAAGGATTTGTTGAAAGACCTGGTTAACCAGATCGCTGGTTTCATTGCCGGTGTTCACGCCCAAGAACTGGCGTTTGGGCAAGGTGATGTCCCAGCTTTGCGCACCCGAGGACGCTTTTCTTTCATCGTTCAAGATGCGGATCAGCAGCCCCGCCTTCGCGTAGTTCACGTGCTCTTGAATCCACGCCACAGAGGGCTTGGCCATGGCCTTTTTGCCCTTCACGTGCACACGAAAACCCACTTGGCGCAGGCGCTTGGCTTGTTTATCGGTGCAGGCAATACCGGGCGGGACTTTGTTCCAGCGGCGCATCTGCGCAGCCGTACGGCGTTCGCTGACACCGTTGTGCTGCTGTGAGGCAACCCAGCGCGTCAGGGCGTTTTTCCAGCCCAGTTCGGCTTCATCGGAACTGACACGGGTCACCTGCAGCAGCTTGGCCAACCCGGCTTCCATCTTCTTTTTGCCCTTGGACGAGCCTTTGCGCTCAGCGAAGGGGGTGCCGTCCAGGTTCTGTTGCTCGCGCACACGCTTGCGGCTCTGCGTACGTACGCGCTTGCTGACGTTGTTCAGCAGGCGGCGGCGCAACTGGGGCGACAGCTCAAGCAAGGCCATTTGGGCTTCAACGCTGAGCAGCCCCCGGACATCGAGGTTTAGCGGATTAGTGGCCATGAGCGGCTACCTCGCCGTGTTCGGCAACCCAAAGATCGAATGGAACAAACGCCCAGGTCTTTTCGAAGGCCTCGATCTCGCCGTTGGGATCCTCAGCCAGATACTGCGGCTCGACGAATTCCAGGGTGATTTCGACGTCAGCCAGATCGTTGTCCAGCATCGAGACGTCAAACTTCGGCGCTGGCAGGTCGTAGCGGCGATCGCGATCGGAGTCGTTGTTTTCCAGCCAACTGCCCACCAGCGCCATCAGGCGCCCCGGGTGATCCGCGAACCGCTCGAAAATGATCGTTGCGCTGTAGCGCATGTCGCCCATGTGCAAGCCGTCAACGTCAGGTTTCCAGATCAGATCGAGCGTGACCTGGTCGGTCCAGCTGTCGAGCTGTTCGGGCAACACTAACTGGCACTCTTTGAGGAACTTGGTCAGGGCAATAAGCTTGATCACAGCAGCACCGCCGTGATGCGGCCACGGCCCTGCAGCGAGCGGACAGCGGCCTGGCTGAATGCCAAAAAGGTTTCGGCGCGCTCAGGGGCTTCCTTGCCGGTGTTTTCGGCGCTCTCGCGGCGGGTGATGGTGGCGAACTGGGGCAGCAGTTCGGCTTTGGCGCGGCAATACACGGCGCGCTTGTACGTCTCTGCTTGAAATGTGCGCTCCGGCAGCACCATAGGGTCAGCAGATTTCAAGCAGGACACGCCTGCGGCCTGCCATTTGCCTTTGCACTTGGCCAGGTCTGCGTTGACCTCGGTCATTGCCGAGATCAAGCCAACGACCAGCGTTTCGACCAGGTATTCCCCTGGAAGGCGGTAGGCCTTCTGAAACTCAGTCAGAGAGAGATCGGGCCAAAAGCCGTCATTCTCGATCTGACGCTCCACAAACGTGGTGGGGTTGCCTGAAAAGCTCATCGCTGGCCGCTCAAATAGGGGCGAGGAAACTGTTTCAGTGGGGCATGGCCATAAATGGTTGGCTCACATCCACAGTTTCTCGCCGGGGGTGGTAGTCGGTTATTCGGTGGCCGGTTTGGCCTGTTTTTTGTTCAGGGCACGCAGGCAGTTTTCGACGCGAACACCCACGCCGATGCTCGAATACAACTCAGTGGCACGATTGAAATGCAGCAGCGCAGTTGCCCATTCCTTGCCTTCCATAGCCCGGATGCCGATCAACTTGTGAAACTTGGCCGGGATCTGCTCAGTCAGTTGCCATTCACCGTCAACAAGTGGCAACAAGTCGGACAGGTAAGGCTCCGGGCTGCGATTGGCCTTGTACTCCGCATAGGCCCAATCGCACACGGCGTCCGCAACAAAGGTCTGGATGTCGCGCTTAAATAGCTCGGGCATCTGCTGCCCTTGCCCGATCGCGAAGTGGGCCAGCTCCATGCCGTCGTCAAATTCTTCCGTGTCGAACAGCCAAATCATCACCTGTACCAGGACGCGATTCGGGAAGTTCAAACCCGACTCGCAATAGCGCTGTACATAGTCCTGGTACTTGGGCAGTAACTCGTCACGCTTGAGTGCCTGCTTACCAGCCAACCCATTGATTGCACTGAGGCGTTCAAGATCTTGATCCAAGGCTGCTTCCTGCAGCATCAGATTCTTGCGGGCATTGGCTGGGCTGGTCAGGGCGGATTCCGGCGAATAGGCCACCGGCGCACTGGCTGCTGCGACTAATGCGGCTGCGCCTGCTGCCAACAGGCGGCGCTTGTGCGCCAGGGCCAGGCTCACGGCAGAAGCTCCACGTTTTCGGTCAGAGCGATCTTCTCGATCTGCTCGATCACGTAGCCTTCGTTGCGGCTGTTGTAATCCTCAACGCGGGAACGTTTCGGGTTATCGACAGCCTGCTTACGCCAACTGGAATCCTGGTAGTACAGCGACAGGTTGTCCCAACTGGTGACCAGCACGGCGTTCACCGGGAAGTTCGGCACACTGAACGCCGGCAGACCGCCATAGGTCGCGATGACCTGGGCGTCTTCAATGCGTTCTTTCTCGGTTGGAGTAGCGCCCTGCTTGGTGTAGAGCTTGGCTTTGTCAGCGGCGAGCAGGTCAGAACCGATGATTGAGACCAGATCCCCATCCTCACGCAAGATCTCGTCAACCAGTTGCTTGGTGTCATGCACCAGTGCGTCGAGGTTGGCATAGTCTCCACCCTCGCCCAGCGTGACCTTACCCGGCTCTTTGCCTTCCTTGAGCACCTGTTGCGGCGCCAACTCGCGCAATTGCTGCAGCCAGCCTCTGTTGACGTCTTGAAGCAGCGGGTACTTTTTGATGTCGGTCTGTACCGCCGCATGCGTGCCGTGGAAACCGACCACGATACGGTCTTGGGCAATACGCTTTTGCACGGCTGCAGAATAACGATCGTGGAAGTCCGGGAACTTCGCCCAGGCGTCGATCTTGGCGTAAGGCATGCCCACATCGGACTCAGTTGAAAACAACTCGTACAGCGAGTTGCCGAGTGCCGATGCATCCTTGGCAACACGGTCATTTTCCTTGGTGTCGGTTCGACCCGTGACCGGGCCGTTCACACCGATAAAGACCTTTTCGCCCTTGATTTCACTCACAGGAACGATGTTGATTCGTTCCAGAAAGTCAGCCTTGGCGGTGATCGCGTCGTTCAGTTCTTGGGCAATCGACGGCTCGACCGAGAACATCTCGCTGGCCTGCTGAACACCGTATGACTCGGCGATAGCGGCCTGCAATGCACTGTATTTTTTGGCGCCATTAGCGCTCAGTGGCTGGGCCATGTTAGAGCACCCGCTTTTTGGCAGGGTTTTGCGGGCCGGTGTTGCGTGGCAACTGACGACCTGCTGGGGTGTTTTGCAGAGTTGAGAACTGCTTTTTGAGGTCTGCCAGAGCAGACAGCACAGCCTTGTTCCCGCCACCGTTGCGACGGAACTCGCGCTCTTCTTCGACAGTGGCCACGATGTCACCTACCGCATCGCTCACGTCGTCGATCGGTTCCTGGTCGGGATCGGGTGCTTCTTCAACAGCTGGTTCGATGACTGCCTTAATACCGGCAGCGACGATTAACAGCTGCTCCAGCAGGGCTGCAAGAGCCGTTGCGGTAGCTTCATCCATAGGGGTTTTGCTCTCAGTGAAAGTTGAGGGGGTTTCGGCGGGTTTGTTGTCCAGGGAAAAACGCTTGAACAGGTTGGTGAGCAAACCAATCAGCTTGCCCATCTCGCCTTGTGGCTTTTCTTCGCTCAAGTTGCCCAGCTCGATAGAGGCTGCGTAGTACGCGGCTTTGTTGGTTTTTTTCGAGAAATACAGCTCTTGAGTGCCGGTGCTGGCAGGCTCATCCGTGACGGCCATGCCGGTCATGTACGCTTTGCCGGTGCCACGGAAATTCGGATAAATTTCAATGCTGCTGAACAGCTTCTGACCTTGGTCGTTGAGCGAAAGAAGTCGATCATTTGGCTTAAGCTGTGCTTCCAGTGCGATTTGGCCAGGTTCCAGTTCGTCGTCTTCTTCAACCAGGCGAACGGCGAACACCGTGCCAAATGAACCGGACCAGCGCTCGTGGTCACACCAGATTACGGCGGTGTAAAGCGAAGGCTTGTAGGTCTCAGCGATATCACGCAGTTCCTGGGGAAGGATCTCGCGGCCATCGACGGTCGGGCCGCTGACAGCGACACGTTTCCAGTACGAAACAAGGGAACGGGGCATGAGTGATAACTGCGCTCAATCGGTGAAGTAGCCCACACGATAGGGAGCCGATACCCCTCAAACAAACGGTTTACTTTCGCTTTCCTCCTATTTTCACGATCTAGGAGAAAAGAGGAATTTAACTGCGCGTTAGCCACGTTTTCGCCGCATAGACTGCGGCCCATGTTCTATTCAACCGAAGTTAAAGAAGCCGCCAAACGCCTGTTTCTGCGCCGCTGTAAGGCCAAGGAAATTCAGGCGCAACTCCACCTGCCTAACATCCGGATCGTCTACTACTGGATCCGTCAGGGCGGATGGGAAGACATGCTGTCGGACGAAGAACCGCTGACAGCGGTTGGCCGGCGGATCACCCTCCTACTGGACAAAGCCAGCAGCCTGACCAAAGACGAACTGAACGAGCTGGACCGCCTGACAACCGTACGTGAGCGCCTACTTAAGCAGGCTGCCAAACCGGCAGCAGTACCGGCGGCTACGGCAGACGAACCGGACGCCCCACGGGAACGCTCTCAGCGCCCGCGTGGCGAACGCCAAGGCCGAAGGGATAGCGCCGATAAGAGACGGGAAAAGAAGCCCAAAAACGACATCAGCGGCCTGACTGAGGTCGACTTTCTGGATCAGTTCATCGGTAGCATGTACGGCTACCAAAAAGAACTGTTCGCGGCCAAGCAAAACCCGCTGACCTGCAGGATCCGGAACATCCTCAAAAGTCGACAGGTCGGTCTGACCTACTACTTCGCCGGCGAAGCGTTCATGGACGCGGTGTTAACCGGTGACAACCAGGTGTTCTTGTCGGCCAGCCGATCGCAATCGGAAATTTTCCGCAGCTACATCATTCAGTTTGCCCAGGAGTGGTTTGGCATCGAGCTGACCGGCAACCCGATCGTGCTCAGCAACGGCGCCGAACTGCGCTTTCTCAGTACCAACAGCAGCACCGCCCAGGGCTACCACGGCCACGTTTACGTGGACGAGTACTTCTGGATCCGCGACTTTGAAAAACTCAGCACCGTGGCCAGCGCCATGGGCACCCACAAGAAGTGGCGCAAAACCTACTTTTCAACGCCCAGCGCGGTGTCGCACCAGGCGTACCCGTTCTGGTCAGGCGACGAGTTCCGCAACAGCAAGCGCGGGAAAAAGGCCGGCGGTACCTGGCCGACCGAAGCGGCCTACACCCAAGGCGCGCTGTGCCCGGACGGCCAGTGGCGCAAGACCATCACCATTCAGGATGCTATCGACGGGGGCTGCGATCTGTTCGACCTTGAGCAGCTGCAGCTGGAGTACGACGAAGACAAGTTCCAGCAGCTGTTCTATTGCAAGTTCATCGACAGCACGCAGAGCGCGTTCGGCCTCAAAGACCTAGAGCGTTGCTATTCCGACCTGACGTTGTGGGAAGACTACAAGCCTGATGAGGATCGTCCCTTCGGCAACAGCCCGGTATGGATTGGCTACGACCCCAGCCGAACCCGCGACGACGCCACCTGTGTGGTCATTGCCCCGCCACTGGAACCAGGGGCGAAATTCCGCATCCTGGAAAAGCACAGTTGGCGGGGCCAGTCGTTCAAGTTCCAGGCCGGGGAAGTCAAGAAACTCACCGAGCGCTTCAACGTGCAGCACATCGGGATCGATATCACCGGCATCGGTTACGGCGTGTTCGACCTGGTGCGCGATTTCTACCCGCGCGCAACGCCGATTCACTACAGCCTTGAGGCCAAAAACACGCTGGTTCTCAAGGCACAGGACACGATCCAAGGCAGCCGTATTGAGTGGGATGCTGGCTGGACGGACGTCGCCCAAGCCTTCCTGACCATCAAGCGCGGCACCACCGGCAGTGGCCAAATCACCTACAGCGCTTCGCGCACCGAGGCCACCGGCCACGCCGACATAGCCTGGGCAATCATGCACGCCCTGGCCAACGAACCCTTGAATACGAACAGGCGGCGCCGCAGCCGCTACGTGACGAGCGAAAACAATGCCCAAACAACGACGCAGCAAGCACCAGGTCACTCAGCCGCAGGGGCAAAAGCAGCCCATGCGAGCGTTCACGTTCGGCGAGCCGGAACAGGTCCTGAGCGGCAACATCGGCGAGTACATAGGGGTGTTTCCCAGCGACGACGGCGATATCTACAAGCCCCCGGTGTCGCGTACCGGCCTGGCCAAGCTGCTGCGTGCCAACGCGCACCACGGCGCCATTCCGAAGTTCAAACGCAACCTGCTGCTGCGTGAGTTCATCCCGTCAGCGGGCTGCAGCGCGCACACTATGGGCTGTGCTGCGCTGGACTACATGGTGTTTGGCGATGCGTTCTTCTACCGCCACCCCAACGCGTTCGGCGAATGCCTGGAGCTTGAGCACCTGCCCGCGATCAACATGCGGGTAAAGGTCGACGGTGGGTATCGCATGCTGCAGGCAGACAACAAGTTTATCGACTTTGACCAGGACGAGATCGCGCACGTTATGGACTACGACGTCGAACAGACAATTTACGGCATACCGGACTACCTCGGCGGGCTGCAGGCGCTGTTGCTCAACGAAGCCGCGACCCTGTTCCGCCGCCGCTACTACAGCAACGGCGCCCACGCGGGCTACATCTTCTACACCAACGACCCGGATCTGACGGAAGAAGACGAAGACAACCTGCGCGAACAAATCAGCTCAAGCAAAGGTGTGGGTAACTTCCGCTCGATGTTCGTCAACATTCCCAACGGCAAAGAGAACGCCATTCAGATCATCCCGGTGGGCGACTTTCAGGCCAAAGACGAGCTGGAGAAGGTCAAGAACATCACCCGCAACGACGTGATAGCCGCTTGGCGAATGAACCCGGCACTGGCGGGCATCATCCCGGAAAACAGCGCCGGCTTTGGCGATATCCAAAAGATCGACCAGGTCTACACCAGCAACGAGATACGTCCGATCTGCCAGCTGTTTGACCAGGTCAACTCATTGCTACGCGAAGACAGACGATTTAACTGGAAGGAAGCTAGAAAGTAAGGCGAAAACACTTAGAAACACTCAACAGACGGCAAATAACACTACTATTTATGGCAAAATAATGGCGATTATTTGCCCCTGGGGAGGGACAACAATGCGAGTTACATGCAAATGCGGGCACAAGGGAAAAATCAAAACCAGCATCAAGACATCACCGGATTTCAGAACACTGTATTGCTTTTGTTTAGACCCTAACTGCGGTCACCAATGGGCAGCACATCTGACCTTTTCTCATACGACCCACCCGTCAGCAAAAATGGTCGACCAATTATTGTTTGGCCGATTGAAAGAGCTGCCCAAGGCACAGTTGCAGGAAATGTTTGAGCAACTGGGGGCACAGTCAACTGTGTGACTTATGCACCGCAGCATCTAATGTCGCCACTCCACATGCCTGCAACGCAGGCATAAAAGCCGCCTGCACAATCTCAACTGTGTGGCCCGAAATGCTGCGCGGCGGTACCCGCGAAGCGGCCGGTAGTCCGACAACATCACACCAAAAAATTTTGGCCGCACCGCCCCATCACGCTCGCGGGTAGATTCAGTGAAGTTTGCACCTCGCCTCGGCGCGCCCGATTACCGCTTTGTTGACAGCTGGATCTCCGGCACGTTGTGCCGGGTATCCAGCTTGGGTGCAGGGCACTGCCCTGCCGCTGGGCGGGCGCGTAGCCCGCGATGTGTGCTCGCGCCGCGCCCTGGCGCGAAGTGCGCGAGGCATCATCTGGTACCCAACACACAGACCTTGTGGACACCTCGAAAATCTCTTTTTTTACCCTTTGGGGATGCTGAGGGGGGTATAAAATTCCATTTAATTCAAGGGGCTTCAGGATGCCCAGCCCGTACGCCGGCGGAGGTGCTAAATGAGGTCAGAATAGGGGCGCTAACGAGCCCGCGAGCATGCAAAAAGAAGCATGCCGACAGGGTTCACTTGAGGGATGGAGGTTTTTTCGACCGCCAGGCGTAGCCTGACCTCGCAGGGGATGCGATTACTTCGGGGAGATGTCTTTCTTGATCTGGACGTTGTGCAGTAGGCGTGCCATGGACTCACCCAGCCCGCCAGGGCTCTTGTCAGGCTCAAGGGCAGGTTTTGCGCCCCTGGCAGAACAGCGAAAAGGGTTCAGTGTTTGTGACTCTCTATGGGCGTCAGACGCCTTGCGCGCCTCGTTCTTTTCCCAATTGCTACGGGATTGCTGCCTACGGAACTCTTCCAATGACGCCTTTTCTTGGCGGGCAGCACGCAGCCCAGTGACCTCACGCAGTTCCCTTTCCCGGCGCTTTAAAGCGGCCTTCTTCGCCCTATACCAAAGGTAGCGGACCCCAAGGTCCGCAAAGAATTTTTCAGTGAACCGCACCAGGACACGTGTCCGAACCAGGTTAAGCCCCGCCTCGTCCTTTTCATCCAGCCGCACCTTCTCGATACGACGGTAAACGTATTCTGCCAACTCAAGGCTATGCATGAGCCGATTAAGAGATGCTGGTGACATACCGCTATCTTCGGCCACACCGCATTGGGTATTTAAGAAGTACTGCCCGCGTTCGATATCCAGCCATCCCAACACACCGGTGGCCAAATCCAAACGCAGCAACAGTTGCTCAGAAGCCTTGGCCAACGCGTCGAACTTCTCGGAGCGAGTACGGCGGCCGCCATGGATAGTGTCGAGGTCGCGCAGGTACTGCCCGCGCAGGTCGCCGATCGTGCTCAGTCGTGAGAAGGCCATGCGCAGGAGCGGGTTTTTTAGCTGCTGGCTTGTCAATCGGCGCGGAGCTGAATACCGAGGCGCACGGACTGGCGCCTTGAGTGCGGCGTGAGGATTTTTCTTATCGCGATGGACGGCAGTAGGCCGGCCCTTCTTGGGGCTGTCCGTACGGCTTATTGCCGATCGAGATTTGATGTCCTTATCCTGGAGAGTCACAGGGGCGTATTCACCCTGTGAGCGTCTGGCATCTCGCGCAGGACTTCCTCTGCTCGCGAACGCAGTTCGCTGCAGCGCGCTTCAACCGAACGCAGGCGATCGACAAATTCAGGGAGCTTGTCCAGGTCCTCTCTATCGATTCGACCATCCGCCAGAATCTCACTACCCAGAACGACGGTATGGCCCAGCCGGGCAACCAGTGCACCAAACACACCTAGTGGATTGGCATCACCGATCAGCGCTCGCGCACCCGTAAGGCCATGCCGGCTGGCCAGCTCGTTAAGACAGCACTCTTGGAAGTCACCTTCCAATGAATCTACCCAGGCCTCCTCGATCCAGGTTGGCAAGTCGACCTCACCAATTAACCAGCGGTTCACGCGACGTAACCAAGCCCCTGACGCTCTCAGGAAGGCAGCGGTGTCGTTACCCTTGGCTATCGCTTTGAAGTCGGGCACATCCTTGCAGACTGCCCTCTCTGGAATCAGACGATGCAAATGGCTGCTCAGTGATTGAGCGAAGTCATCTTGGCTAAATCCCGTGCGCGCAATCATGGCGGCAGCATGGGCCACCAGCACTTGGTCACGGGAAATGGATCTATGTCCTGAGCTGGACATAGTCATGTTAGGCGGCTGCTCATACTCTGAGCACTCACCCTTTCGGGCGTGATACACCTCCCTATTGCTTTTGGGTCATGTAACGTTTTTTGCGACGGAAAAGGTCGCAGCTCTTGGGCCGTGTAAGAACCATCTTCATGGATTGTCACGATGATCTGACGGCCAGATCGGAGCGCTTTATGAATGGCCGCAGGACTAATGCCAAGGGCTTCAGCAACTGATGCTTGACCCTTCTGAACGACTAGGTCAGGCAATTTGAATTGATTCATAACGAGAAATCTCTGGCTAGACCAGAGAATATTAACCGCAGGTAATGTAAATATCAATACCGCAGGTAAACGAACTGTATTAACCAACGGTTTATAGTCATCCAATGACTAAGAAAAAAACTCTCCCTCCCGAACTTTTAGCTGAATGCCAGGCTGCTAATGAGCTTTTCCTTTCAAAAAAGAACGAACTCAAACTGAACCAAAGGAAAATTGCTGACGCAGTAGGTATCTCTCCGGCAGCAGTGGCTCATTACCTGAACGGCACGAACGCGTTAAATGCCAAATTCGCATCGGCGCTAGCTAAGCTCATCAACGTGTCTATCGATAGCTTTAGCCCGCGCTTAGCTGCCGAAATTGCTGAGTTGGCAACATTCACCGACCACTCGAATGTCGTCCCAATGCTTCAGCCGCATCGGAAAGCCCGGGAGTACCCACTCATCAGTTGGGTTGCTGCGGGTGAAAGACTTGAATCTGCGAACAGCTACCCAACTGGCATTGCCGAAGAATGGTTGAGCTCTACCGAAAATGCCGGGCCGAATGGCTATTGGCTGAAAGTCAAAGGCAGGTCGATGACATCGGATACACCGCCAAGCTTCCCGGAAGGCACCCCGATTCTGATTCAGCCTGAGGGCTTTGACCTTATCAGCGGTAAATTCTACATAGCGCAGCACACCATCAGCGGCGAGCATACTTTTAAGCAATACGTTAGGGACGCTGGTGTCGGTTATTTGGTACCACTTAACCCTAATTACGATACCGTCCCATTAGATGGCACTTGGGAAATTACCGGCCGGGCTATTGACGCCAAGATAACCGGCATGTAGCTCAACTCCTAACAAGGAAAGTGAATAATGTCTGATCTCCATAACGAGTTTAAAAACAGCCGTTTTTTCAATGCCGCTCGCATGGATCGTCGCAGTGCAGACGTGCTGGCAGGTCTGGCTGCTGGTATCGCTGCTGACGGCGTAGTCACACTTGACGAGGCCAAGTTCCTGCGTCAATGGATCGAATCACAAGTTGCACATTTAGATGATCCAGTGATCAATTTGCTATATCAACGCATCAACTTGATGCTACAGGACGGTGAACTGGACCAAGAAGAATCTGCCGAACTTCTTGATACCCTCCGTGGCTTTGCCGGTCTCAGCACCAAAGGTTCCACACCCGAAGCCTACAGTGCACCTAACCCGCTGCCTCTAAACCGTCCTGAACCCAATATAGTCTGTGAGGGCCGAGCATTCGTATTTACCGGAACCATGGCCTTTGGACCGCGGAAGGAATGTGAGCGCCTAGTGCGCGAGCTTGGTGCAAATATCGCCCCAGGCGTGAGCAAGAAAGTTGACTACCTGGTAGTCGGCAGCATCGGCAATGAGCAATGGCTTCACAGCAGTTACGGCGCCAAAATTCTCCGCGCGGTCGAGCTGCGTGAGGAAGGCATTCCCATCGCCATCATTGGTGAAGAGCAATGGCAGCGGGTTCTTCTCGGTTAAGCGCGTTATTCGTAACGCACTAGTTCGAAGAGCCATGCTTTTCAGTCGGCGCAGGCATCAATGCGGGCAACCGGTCGGACTGGCCGCAACAGTTCCAGGCCATAGCCGCCATGTGCGCAAACTTGTAGTCGGCACTGATCGGCAGGACCGGACAACGCACAAAGGAACAGCTCACATACCAGCCAGCATTGCAATCTTGATCCAATTTGGCCGGCGACTTGCACCAAGGACACGGCAGCAGTGTGTAGGTGCGCATTATCAATCTCTGTTATTACGCGCCTGGGTCGTGGTGGGTGCTATCCGCGACCTTACCAAACCAGGCGGTTCGCTATGAACCACAATATGGCCTTGGCCAATCTTGAAGTTCTTGATCACTGCAATACACACGTTCCATGCCTCACGTGCTACGGCATCACCGGATTCTATGATGTTGCCCTGGTCATCGATAATTGCCAGCCGCGCAGAACGACCGTCGGCGGTAGTGAGCTTGTAGCCACTGGTAACGTTGGCACTGATGCAACCGTTTTCCAGAGTACCTGTCTTGGGAATGCCGATCATGACTGCGCTCCTTGGCCTGCTGTGGTGTCTGCGTACATATTTACGATTAAAGCGATTGTGTTGGCGTGCAATTCTCTATTGCTCTGTGCCAGGTTTATCGCGCTCCAGTTTTCGCCATCTATGGCGGCATCAAGCGCAACATTTGCGGCTCTGTAACCGGTAATGCTCCGGTCAAACAATCGCTTGGTATCTGGTTCTGAAATTATGATGTTAATCGCCATTGCCTTGCCCCTTATGCCGCACAGCGGTAGTTTGCAATAAGCTCTTGCACACACCCCGAAAGCAGGTCGTAGGCCAGTTCCTCATCATTTGGCAATAGCAGCGGCAGGGTCAGGCCGACACTGTCCAACTCAAAGCGAAAGACTGTCCGAGTTGAGTCGCTACGACTGGTACGCAAAGACAGGCAAAGCTGCTCCACCCCATCAGCTGGCAGGTAATACGTTCCCTGACGCTGCCGGACTGCATCACGCAGCATTGACTCCATGTCGCTCACCAACAGATATTCTTCAACCTCGGGCACGCTGCTGGGGGAAATCCCATTCGCCAGCTCCTCTAGGAGAACGGCAATTCGTTCAGCTGTATTTTCCTGACGCTTGAGGGTGATGCTGTTGACGCTGTCTCCCAATTCGACTCGTACCGATACAGCGCTGTCGCACTGCTCGATCACAACATTGGCCATAGCACAAATCACCCCATTGCCACTTTGTAGCGAGTGAATGAATGCACCGTTGAGGGAGACTTGCCCAGCCAATTTCGACCGGGAATCAGGGGAAAGAATGAGGGTGTTCATGTGGTGAGCCTCCATTTGCGATCAGGCCAGCCGACGAGGCAGACCTGAACTGATGAAAGCATATTAACCGCAGGTAATTATTTTTATCAATACCGCTAGTTAATTTTTATATTCAACCACAAGATCATTTGAGCATTTAACTAAGATGCTGATTCGTCCAAATCAACTGAACAGAGCCATCCATCAATCGCGTTGCGCGCACGCTTTCTTCAACATCCAACTGATCCATCAGCTTGTCCCAATCTTCCGTGTCCTCGCCAGGCAGCCTCATAATCACTGTCCGCCGATTAGCCTGTGCAACAGAGCTGTTAACTTGACGATGAATTCGTTGACTCAGTTGTTCAAACGATGTGGACGATTGGGAAAAGGAAACTGGATGTACAAGCATAAAAGCACCTAGCCATTACTGTATGGGTATACAGTATCACAGCCTAAATCTATTCCCAATCCTCACTTGACACCCATTGACCACTACGCCGATCAATCTGTATCAGCCGATGTTGTCCCGTGCGAGAAAGCAACTGCACATCAATCAGGCGGCCTTTTCGTCCGTCAGGTTCAAGGCCCCTCATGTAGATGACAATCCGTTCAAACGTATCCATGACCAACTGACGAACCTTCTCTCTGGCGCTGTAATCGCCTGCTTCCACCAACTCCGCCAGTTCTTCCCATCGCCCTGCCTGGGCGGGTTGAGAAGTCCCGGACACTGCTGCTAATTCATATTCCAACTGCGCGACTTTCTGTTGAGCCGCGGTTTGCTGAGACTCCAGTTCGCGTGCCTTGCGAACAAATGCAACTGGCGCAGACCCACTCTCATCATCTAGCAATGCCTCAGTGATCCTGCCAAGTTGCTTTGCAATTTTTTCTACAGCGGCCCGAGCAACGACCAATTGCTGTCGAATGCCCTGCCCATCGTCACCTACCTGCAACAAGCGCTGCAGATTGAGTTGGTCAGAGCAGAAGTTGAGCAGCGCACGCTCAATCGGCACAACGCTGCAACTGCCACTTGCTGAGCATCCACCGTTCTTGCTGTATGAAGTGCACTGCAGGCGCCTATTACCATCAGCAAGACTGCCATCTGCGCGCCGGCGATTCATGATGTTTTGAGCCACCAATGCGGTACCGCAGTAGCCGCAATAGGCCAGGCCGACACCGGTAATGATCCCGGGGATTTCACCAGCCCCACGACGTCGGTGGCGCTGACTAGCCAAGTGCTGCAGTTCTGCCCACTCTGTTTCAGAAAGAATTCGAGGGTAATACTCTTCGAGCATGTAATCCTCACCATCCACAGACAACCGCTTTGCCCCACGCAGCGCTGGCAATTTAATTAGGCGGTAAACTTGTTGGCCCGAGATACCCCAACTGGAAAGTTCATATCCTTCCTGGTGCATTAGGTTTGCAGCCCTTCCGGCGCCCAACCCCTGCTGATACAGCTCTAAAGCTCGACGTACAGCGCTGACGCGCTCAGGGACTAACTCCCATCCCTGATCCCCCCAGCGCAACCACTGCGGATCTTTGCCGTTACGGATTAATCCGCGAAACGATCCCGCTAACCAGCCTTCGCACTGTCGTCGAATCGCGGCTTTAACGCGCTTGCTCTTTGTGTCGGACTCCTCATGCGCACGTATCATCACCAGGAGCGAATAGACCAAGTCCATTGGCTGGGCTTTCAAACTTGCCCGGTTGTACTCACGCCCATCGCTCGCTGTGACGACTGTAATGCCGGCATTGATGATCTGGGCCAACTGAGCTTGGGCCTGTATAGGTTCTGCTCGACTCAGACGATCTAACCCTTCAACGACCAGAACTGATCCGCTGGCGATACGTCCGTCCTCGATCGCCCGAAGGAAAACACCCAATGCACCCTGCGTCACGTGTCGCTGGTGGTAAGCAGATAACCCCTCATCTTTCAGCGTAAGAGTCGCGTCTAACTCCAT